TTGCTCTACCCATGCTAAAAATTCTTTAGCACTTGTTAACCAAGACTTAGTTTCACCTAGCGTTCCTACTCTACCTTGATAAACAAAACCTTGAGCAGTTAAGTATCTGCCATAACTTATTAAGAAATCAATAACTTCTTCTTTTGACTTGTATGTTTTGCCGTATGGAACAGACTCAAATACTGGTATAAAGTCGTTGTTTACTTCTACTTCTGTTCCAAAAATATTAATTTGTGTGATGTTTCTCTTACTGTTGTTTCTGCTAGGAACAACTCTAAAGAAAGGATTATCTAAATCATATCCTTCAACTTTGTAACCCGATGATGTTTTTTCAACAACAACCGCACTATAACTTAATCTGTTTAAAGGATTAGACTTATGTAAGAACAACTCGTAGTCGATATCTGGTATAAAGACACTGTCAGTTGTACTTGCGGGAGAATTCTGTTCTGCTAAAACTTTTAAGTATGTTTTGTCAGTAAAGCCTGCTAGTTTATAAGACAATTGAATGTCTAAATTATCTAATTTATTTCTTAGTGTAACAGCAGGGTCTATACCCAAGTCTCTAATTCTACTAGCAATCCAGTTAATATAACCTGCTGTATACTGTCTCACACCATTAACTAAAGAACCGTTAACTTGAATATCGTCTTTGGTTAGTCTAGAATTCGTAGTAGACAATACAAACTGGTCTAAACTTGTATTCTTGTCGTATGCGCTAACTCTAGCATTAATACCAAAATACTTTGCCGGCTTGGTTAGTGCTAATAATTTTTGTACAGCAAACGGATAATGACTGCTCTTAATCCATGCTGTTTCTGCTGGGCTTTCGTCTCCTATAGAAAAACTGTTTTCAACGTAATTACCGTTAAATGATCTTACTAAGAACTCGTTAGGTGCTCTTAGTTCACCGTATACGTTAATAGGTATGTACTTGGTTACACCTGGTCTCTTATAACGTGCATCGTAACGCTCGTTACCAGGCTCTTTAATATAACCTGCTTCTAAGTCGTCCCATAACACTAAGTTACCTGCTGAGAACGGAGCAGTACCGTAGGCGTCTGCCCACCAACTTGGTTCTTCTGCTAGTCCTAAACACTCCCAAGGTGTTAAGTGTGGAGTATCTGTATCGTAGTAGTATCTATAAACGCCACGCCAAAAGCCCGGTAGCACACTGCCGTCTACTGCACTAGCACTTTGATTCCAGTTATAAGTAAACGGATCACTGCTTAAGAAAAAGTCGTGCTGTGTATAATCAATTTGGTTATTACCAGCCCAACGAGCAAACTCACTACCAATAATTTGTAAACATTCTGCTCTTGTGTATTCTGTGGTTCTAAACTGACCAGGCAGAACATCATGTATGTCGAGCCTATCTTTACTGTATCTAACTTTAATGTTATTGTAGATACGCTTTTCTAGTTCTAATAAGATGTCGTCTCTAGCATCACCCCAAGTCGGAGTATAACTTCCGTCATGTCCGATAATAAATGTTGTAGATTTTCTATATGTTGTATCTGTTAATAATCTAGGTTGGTAACTAGGATACAATCCCATCTTACTAGGAGTTTCTGGAACAAAACTACCAGCAGTTGAATTATACTCTCTAATTTTAACAACATCTCCTGCTGTAGGAGTATACGAAGTTGTTAATTCTACAAATAACCCATCACTACTAAAATCATAATCTCTGTATCTTAGCAACTGTGTTGTATTGTTGAATACTAGTACACTACGTTCTCCCGGTGTATTCATATCAACTACTGATGTAAGTCTATAACTCTTGCTATTACCTCTAGCCCAAGTATACGTGTTCTCTACATAGTCACTGCCAACAGGGATCATGTCGCTATAGTACCAAGGGAAAGAATCAGTCTTGGCTTCATTAATGCTTGTTAGTATCGCATCAACGGCAGCATCTGTTGACAGAAATTCTATACCTTCTAATGTATATGCGGTTTGCACAAACTTGTTTTTAAAGTTAGTGTATTCTCTAGCCGATAATTCCAAACCGTCAAAGAAGTTCGCCAACTTATCGCCTGTAAACAACATTGCATAAGGAATGCCACTAGCGTGTTGTACAATATTACCTTCGCTCTTATTAACTTGTATGTCTCTAGAGTTATTACTGCCTGGAAACGCTCCTGTTGTTCCGATAGAATTTTCAAACTCAACTTGGAAGTGATTTCTAAGTTGTCCTAGTGTAACTGTGTTGAACTCTTGATTTAAACTGTTATTATCTAAGTTAATAGGAATCTTATAATATGTGTTCTCTAACACATCGTTGGCCAACGTCAATATTGTTATAGTTTTGTTAGATAATTCAACATTTAGATCAATTTGTATATACTGTTTGTTATTAGCAGTAACTTTAGTATATTCATCTGCATTTAATAATTTACTACCTACAAAAACTTTTAATGTTCTTCTTCCAATATTATCAAGTTCTGTTGCAGGATAAAGAAATAAGTTACTTCCTTTGTAAGGATAACTGTAAACTTGGAACTGTCTAGTATCAGTGCTTGTTTTCCTCCATGTATTAGCAAGTGAGTAGTTACTAATATCTGAATTGACATGCAGGAAGCCTTTTGATACTTTATTTGTTAAACTAGCGGTTGTTGCAAATGTATCAATTTGATAGTTGTTATCAAACAGTATATCTCCAACACTTTCAAAAGTTCTATAACTTAATGGAAAGTCTAAAATAGTATCCGGTATACCTGTACCTTCTTTATAAGAGAATATTTTTGTTCCTGCAAATTGTGTCCCAGGATATGTACTAGAATTAGAAAAACTGTTTCCGTTGGTATCAAATATATCAAATTTACAAGCCTGATTAAATCCTGTCTTTTGTTGTCCTTGTATCCATGTTGTACCGTTGTACCAATATTGTTTACCTACACCTTTAGCACCAAGTTTTACAACCACCGTTTCATTTGTTACAACTTCACCATCGTCTGCTAAAGTTAGATGTACTTGCTGTGTGCCATCATTCTGTGGATCAACTAGTGTTACTTCATAAATTTTATTTCTAACATCGTCGTCTGTGTCTGCGGCAAAAATAATTCTGTGTCCGTTTGCTAATACAACTCCGTCAGCAGTATAATTTGCAAATCCTTCTACATTAGTAAATGCATCTAACGTATCTGTGTCGATAATATCAACAGGCTTTTTAGCACGACGTCCAAAGTTAAACAACTGTAAGTTACTATTGAACTCGATAATTGGACGCTTGCCACGTCTAGTTTGGTCAATGACCGGAGTAAAGTTATTGTACTCAGCAGTGGCATTAATAACATCTATATGGAACCATCTGTTGCCACGTGACCAAGCATTGCCATCTATACAGTCTCTTTTACATATAATGTAGTCTTGTGTTGTAGGTGCATTGGCGCTAGACTCATATCCTTGTGTGTCATATAAATCTATGTCAAAACCAATTGATTCGTCAACAATATAAGACTCTGGAGTAACTAAAGTTGTTACGTCAGTGAGAGTAATCGCTGTTCCAACGCCCTCAACATAATAACTGTTACCTGCGTATTCAGCAGGTGTAACACCTTCATCGAACTTAACTTTAAGTCCATTGGTAAACACAACATTCTCAGGTGATGTATAATTTACTTTTCCTAAAATATCTGTTTCAACATCAATGTTAGATATTGCCTGAGGTTCAACAATTTTGATAGTACCATAACGTTCGCCATCAGTACCGTCTTGGTAAACTAGTGTATCTAATATAGCAGTAATAACAGGGATCTCTTCTAAGAAACCCGAGGTCGATTTATAAAACTCTTTATTACCATTTGCAGTACCTTCTCTTACTAGTACTTTTTGATTAGTTGGTATCTCTGTTAATGGTCTGAATGTTACAATAGGGTCTTCAGGATTGCCTTCTAAGAACACTCTCCATATTCCATACTTCTCATCGTCAGTTGGCTCATACCCTTCGTCGTAAATGCCACTGTCATAAGGTGCACCGTCTTTATCAAACACACCACCTGTTTCCCAGCCACCACTTTCTATATCTAAAAATATAACTGTTTTGTCTGCTAGGTTACGCTGACCATCGATACCACCAAACTTATCTAACACAGTAGACAACAACTGATTGTTTAACTCTTTGTATTGTAGAGTTGAAGCCAAGTCAACATTGTCAACCTTAGGCATATTAATGTAAAAGTCTTGTGCAGTTTTTTGAGGGACATTAAATGTAATAACGCCATCGTCGTCACCGTTATTAACTACGCCTAATACTTCTCTACTAGAAATATTTGCTTGGTTTAATCTAAAACCTGTAGTACCAATTTCTGTTTGTATCCAAAAAGGATTACCTGACTGTCCTACTCTAAATGTGTAACTTCCGCCACGTGATACATAAATTGTTGGATTACTTTCTAATCCAATTCCCACATCGCCCGATGCCGCAAATGCATACTCGCTTACTTGTGAATTTCTAGTTACTCTATAATCTTCTTGTGTGGCAACTGTTTGTGTTCTAATATCAACAGCATCTGGTCCGGTTGGTAGCCAATAGTACTGAGCAAAGTTGACAAACTTGTCTAAGTCAATCTCGCCTGTAAATGTATAAGCATCGGAACTAAACAGTCTATCGTGATTATTAATTAAACCACCATGGTATTGAATGGAATCAATAAGGTCATTATAGTTGTTAACAAAGGTTACAGTACCAGCATCATCTTTAACAACTGCACTAGGCTCGAGCTGATAGTTTGTTCTGTCAGCAGTCTCTTCTGTTATATAGTTGTCTGATGATTTAAAGGTAGGTGTGAACTTACGTCCAACAAATCCGTTTAATCTTTTTAGATCAACTTCTGTTGTTGCTTGTTCAAGAGTCGCATTTAGGAACTTTTGATTCGTTGGTGTCCTAAATACTGCTGGTAAAAAGTCTAATGTTCTAACTGCCATTTATTACCCTAACTTTAAGTTTGATGCTGTTAAACTTGGTACTACTGCTACCTGATCTACTGTCGCTACACTAATAAAAATTTCATCTGCGTTACATGTAATTTGTTGTAAGTTTCCATAATTTGCGTTGTCTGGAACAATAACAATACTTGCAACATAAGGAACTAGCTCTGCGTGTAAGTATGCACTTAGTTCGCTGAAGTAAAATGTTTCACCAAAGTCCCAGTTAGCTAACTCAAAATATTCTGTTAATGCTTCTACAACACGTACTCTTACTTCGCTGTCTGAAATATTAACGTTTGGATTCTTAACTACCTTAAATGTAGCTCTTAATCCTGCATCTGCTTTAATACCAAATAATGGCTTGTATTTTGCACTATTAAAAATAATAGTGTCAGACACACTCTTGTAGTTTTCTAAACTAGCATAGTTTAATCTTAAACTTTCTGCTGTAGGTCTTGTTGGTTCTGTCAACTTACCTGTTGTGTCTTGTGCCCATAATCTGTAGTCGTCGTTATAATCGTTTGTTAGCAAGTACAAGTCAATAATATTGCTTGGGCTAGGATCGATACGCTTGTATCCAGGTGCGTTGTGTCTGTACTGGAAGTATAAGCTCTGTCTTCCAGTGTAATAACTATAACCAGACAGTAAACTTATAACTTTAACATCACTAACTACATTAAGTTGATAAAACTTCAATGAAGTTGTAGTAAAGAATATCTGTTCATCAGGATAGTCATTTTTGTTTGCTTCAATTTCGTCTAAGTCAGCGAAATCGTAATTTACGGTATTAGCAGTTAATGGCTCAATATCACTAAAACTATACTGATCCGTTGACGTTTTAAAGTAAACTCTCTTATCGTTAGGGTTTGTATCTGGTGCGACTAGTGTTTCAAAGAAGTCTGGATCGTCTGCGATCCCGTCATCGTCGCTGTCAGTAAAACTAATACGTAGTCTTTTTGTATTAGCATAACCATCACTCTCAACTACGTTTTTATAAACCTGCAAATTAACATCTGTAGTCAGCGCATCACTGCTGTCGGGCTCGCTGTTGATTCTTAATACTTTAATATTGTCTTTTACAACGCTGTTGACTGACGCATCATATATTTTGGCGGCTTCGTCTAGGTAGAAGTTTGTTTCTCCTTCTGACTCATAAATGTATTCTAAGTTTCTATATGTTGCTGTGTATACTTGGTTAGTAGCCTTAAAATGCATCAACCAACTAGCATCTAAACTTGCACTGGTTGTATCTTGTGCGTATGTTAAACTAAAGTCGCTAGTTAAATCTAAATCTGCGTCAGCAATAATATACCAAGTACGTGTGTCTTGGTCATACCCCAAACCAAACTCATCGTAGACTTTAATTAATTCTATTATTGAGTTTTGAATAGTTGCACTTGGTTGATTATTATATGTAGGAATGACCTGACTCATAACAGCGTCGGTTGGGACTAGTTCATTTAATGTTACTGGTCCGTTTCCATTTTCTAAATTACCTAGTCCACCGTTAGTACCGTCTGTAACAACACTAGTAATAGTAGCCCATATAACTGTACGATCTCCTGGTAAACTCGGTGTACCAGTTTTTAGTAAGTTGCCAACACTAAAGTATTTGCCGCTTGGAGCAGTAAATTTAACTAAACTGTTTACAGTTAGATACTTTCTGTTATCGTTTACAAAACTACCAATGTTCTGTGGATCATCTGTTGTAGCGTTTGTAAAATATCCTGTAGCAGTATTAGTTGTTGATGTACTTTGATTCCAATCTAAGTTAGGGAAAGTATATCTGTTGAAGTTGTCATAGTAAAAATGTAATGTTTCACGCTCTGCTAGTGCAGGATTAACTTGATTGTTAATAGCATTTAATATGTCTGCATTGGTTACAAAGTCAAACGTAAATGTTTTATTATTATCTCTGCGATACAACATACCATCTTGGCAAAATACATTTGTACTAGAATATTTTCCTGTTGTGTCAGCTACATCTAAGAATCTGCTGATACCACTTGCTGTTCTATTAACTGCTTTAGACTTAACCAAGTCGCTAAATGCAGTAAATGGGAAGATATTATAATCTTCACCGTTAATCATTCTGTTTTGTGTATAATACTGTTGTGGTGCCTTAAGTCTAATGTCGTCGGCACTTTCTCTTGCAGTTGCATTAGTAACTGTGTACTCTAAACTTGCAACAATAGTAAGTGTTTCCTGTCTTCCACGCTTACTGACGTAGTTTACACTAAAGGTTACTTCTTGTAATTCGTTTGGTGTGATCTGATATGTCAAACCGTTTGAGATACGATAGAACAATCTAAATCTGCCTTGAGGTATTTCTGAAAAGGCGCCGTCACCAAACACTAAGTTAATCTGATCGTTTAATCTAGTAGTTACTTGGTATGCTTTACGGCTTGCCGAAGTGTCACTATTATAAATGATGTTTGCGTTAGCGACACTAGGAACTTGATTCCACAAGTCCTGTAAATTACCATCATCATCTAAACTGTACAACCACAGATCGTTATTGTTAATATTTGAGATATTAATATTTGTTACTCTGTTAACTAAACTTTCATCGAAGTTTAAGTCAATAGTTCCCATAGAACCTTGCTTGAAGTAAAAGAAGTAACCTGTGTTGTTACTGCCGTTACCTAAGTTATCATTCTTGTATAAAATTTGGAATGTGCCATCTGGACCAACGTTTTCTTCGTAAACATATTGTTGATTAAGTGTTGTAGGACTAACTAATTCAAAGTTAGTGTTTACATTATCAACTGTTTTACTAAAAGGAAATACCGGTAAACTTGTGTTATCAATTCTAAATGCGTACTCGTCATGTTTAACACTATTAAGTGTCTGACTGTTACCAGGCTTACCTACCTTTTGTCCCGATATCATTGCTAAGTTTAAAATAGTATTCCACTGCTCTTGCCAGTCTGGATTACTTGTGTCGTTCCAATTAATAACAGTATTACTAATGTTTTTACCGTTACTGTCATTTACTGATTCTGTAGTTCCTATCGAATTAAACTTTAAAAAGCCCGAAGCAGGAATACTACGCTTAGGAGTATAACTAACTAGTCTTGCTAGACGTAGAATACTTTCTCTGCGTTCTGCTGTATCAATAAAGTTTTCACGGGTGTTTAAGTCTGCTCTAAATGCTAGACTCTGTCCCATGAATGCGATTAAATCTATTAGGGCAATGTACTCTGAACTCTCAACAAAGTCGTTGAAGTCCTCAGGATAGTAAAGTTGCAGATAATCAATCATAGACTTGCGTAAAGTCGCAAAGTCATAGCTCTGGAAGTCTGCTTCCCTAAAACTTTGATAAACTTTTTGCCAGTCTTCTGCGGCTAAAAGCCCTACTTGTCGTTCATTAATCGCCATATTAAGTGTACCTTTTAGTATTTATTGCCGTTAAAAACTGCTATTATATTGCTGTCAAGCTCTGATCTGCTTGGTCAAATTGCAGTTTAATTTGATCTGTAAAATCTGAATTAACATATTCTAAGTCAAGCTCTATTTGTATGCCTTGATCATATTCAACTATAGTGACGTCGGTAACATTAATCCTAGGATCATAACTTACAACGGCCTTTACGTCATCTATAATAGCCTGCTTACTTGTAGCAGTTAATGGGTCAAATACAACACTCCATAAATTGCTACCAAAGTTAGGATTGTGTAACTTCTCACCTTTACGGATATGGAAGTGATTAATTAAGTCTTGTTTAGCAAGTTCATAGTCTGCTAATCTAGTTTTACGCTGATTAATTAATGTACTAAATCCTCTGTATATTGTCATTTTTTCGCTCCTAATACGCTTATTCCAAATCTACCGTTTTGAAATAGTCTATCTGCTTGTGCTTCTAAGTTAGGCACAGATGATCTAACCGAACTTGCTATGTTTGCAATGTTATCTTGTCTCCATGCTTTTGCCACTGTAGGTCCAAGTTTGCTGGATATTGCCAACATT